GAGCGCGATAGACCTTACCTTGAATGATGTCATGGATAGAGTCGATGCCACGACGGTAGTGCATGGCTTGAGTGACATTTGAGTTAGGGTTCTGGTAGTCTTGAGACTTACGAACCTGTAGGTCAATGCACTCTTGTAGAACCTTGATTGACTCAAGGCCTTCTAGTTCTTTAACATCATCGATCATGATAAGATACTCCGAAGGTTTACGCAGTTATCGTCTGCAATTGCTTTACGGTGGTTAAAGGTATACGATCCATACCTAGTTTCTTTAGTTATATCAATATATCTCATTATTGCTTTACTGTCAATAAGTAAATAAGGACAGTAGCGATATTTTGTTTCATTGATTTCGAAATAAGCCATTACCAAGTAGAAGTCATTATACTCCATTCCTTGTTTAATAGATTTGTATTGATTCTTACTGATATACCATTCTGGATACTTAGCACTCTTTGATTTTACATCGCCGATCTTTCCCTCACATTCGACATCGGTCTTAATTTGTCTAAAAGACATGTCTCTTGGAGTATCAGTAATAGGTGATGTTTGTTTGAAGAGTCCAGACTTATGAATAGCTTTTTCTGCTCCATAACCTATTCTAGTATCTTCACAGATACGTGAATAGGAACGCTGAAACTCTACGTCTTTTTTCAGCTCTTGTTGATAATTATTCTTGATCATAATATCAATATCTTTTTTATGATCTAAGAGATTAACTATCTCATCCATAGATGCAATAGCTTTCATAACATCTTCACTGAACATCATCATATACTTTTTACCTTGTTATATTATGATATAAAATCATTAGAAGATATATGTCAATCTTTATTTTCAAAGAGCTTTGATACCAGTCCAACATTATCGCTATGATCAGGACCGACCCAACCTTCAGGCTTAATCAGATCTGGCAAGCCGAGTGGATTAGGGCGTGTAGCTTTGACGCCGGTCTTCTTAGCCATATTAGCTTTAAGTACCTCATCCCAAGCAGCGTAAGAGTTTACACCGAACGAGTCAAGTGTACCAATAGCCACCACACACAGATCAATCAGTGCGTCAACCACGTCTTCTGGATTCTCAGCACCGTTAAGCTCATCGAGCTCTTCCTGTAGAAACTTTATGCGGAAGTCCAGAAACTTATGGAGAGTTTCTTTATCCATCTTCTCAACTACTTCATTGACTTTATAATGCTCGTGCATCATAGCAATGTCGTGACACCAATCTTTACTCATTAGATCCACTCCGGTTTATCACGCTTTTTCCATGCGTGCATGTTTGATTTACCTATCTTATAATAGTTTCTGTAATTTGTCAAACTATCATTACTAATCTTATATTCATCGGCCATGCATGAAGGCATAGGAGTCCAGTCCCAGTCCTTAAGCTTGTGAGGAGGAGACTGAAGGGTATAGGCGATGTCAGCACACTTGTGACGCTTCTCGTAGCGATACGTATACTCGTCAAGCAGGGCATACATGTGGTCAGACAACCAAGTGTAGTTCTCTACAGACTGTCGGCACCACACTGCAGATGGATGGTTAATATGCGTGGCCTGATAGAGTAATGACTCTCGGGCATCAGGAAGGATCCATACTTTCTTCTTACGACCAGTAGGTGATTGGCCTACTGTTTCCATACCATCGAGGATACGGTGGGCAGTTGACAGTAGCTGAGCTGACTCGAGGATCATCTTGACTACGTGTTTGTCAACCATCCAACGGGCTGCTTGAACTGGGTCATGCGACAGATAAAAGATGTTCACTTTGTTTTTTCCACTTTTTGAAAGCCTGCTCGCGATGATAGCGATTGGCTCGCGTATGATATAGTATACCGTCAAGATAGTCAAGCTGCTGCTGGAATATCCGTGCAGTCATACCTGTGAATGTTTCCGTGCGCACGTCGCCATTTGGAGTAGCAAAGCGAACACGGACATGCTGCGATCTTTTAATCTTAACATAAAGACCTTTAAATGTCAAACAACTTTCTTCAAGCGTAACAAGTTGTTCAGATGGTTGAACAATTCTTGGATTGATACAGACAAAGTTCTGAGGATAAGCTCGCAGGGCAAACATCCTGTACTGAAGACCGAGCTGGTTTGCAGAAACACCGATCGCGTTGTTGTCGTGTAGAAACTTTACCATCTCCTGAGAGAGCTCGATGATATTGCTTGGTAAGTTCTTAAGGTCCATTGGTGGGCATGGAGTCGTTAAGATTGGATCGTCTTTACTCACTAGTCTCATGATGCTATCCTTGAAAAGTTTCTATGTTTCTCAAAGCGGATAACGTTGTCGAACTTATCCGCGATTTGGTCTGTCTTATGACTTATAATAAACGTGTTGGTGTCTAATGTCAACTGATTTAGTATCTTCATGAACTCCTCGGTACCGGTGGAATCGAGAGAGCTGTCGAACACCTCATCCATGATCAAGATGTTAGTGCTGATGGAGTTGCGAAGCTTGGCAACCGCTCTCCACGTAAAGAGGATAGCCAAGTTGATTCGCATCTTCTCACCTTCAGAGAAAGATGCATAGCTGAACTCGTCGCGGTGTCTGGACTTAATAGTCTCATTGAACTCCTCATCGAGCTCAAACTGAACCAAGAACTCCATAGCCGAGAGATACTTGTTGATTAGCTTGTTGATGATAGGGATGTACTGCTTGATGATGCGCGACTTGATACCACCGTCTTTTAGCAGAGCACCGGCAGCTGCCAAGATAGTCCTGTCTTCTTCGAGCTCAACATTCTTGTTGTTGATCATTTCGAGTTCAGACTCAAGCTCATTCAGGTTACTGTCGTCTCTCTCAACGATAGACTGCTTGATAGTCTTAATTTCTCTCTCAAGTTCTTTCTTATAGTTATTAAGCGAGTCAATCTTTGTAGTCAGCTTATGTCTATTTAGCTTGGCAGTCTGGATCTGGCTGCGAGTCTCAATGATCTCATCGATGCGTTTTGATAGCTCATCATACTGAGTTGTAAGCTGGTTCATACCTTCTTCAATCTCAATGATGCTTTGCTTTCTCGTATCGATAGCCTCGCATTGAAAGTCTTTATTGATGTCCTGCTTACAAGTCGGGCAGTTGTCATGCTCGCTAAAGAACTTAACTTCCTTATTGAGGATGTCGTGTTTTGCCTTGATCTGGTGACGAAGCGAGTCGAGCTTCTTCATCTTCTTAGTAACTGACTCCTCATCATACACCTTCTCTTCAAGTAGAGCGATTCCCCGTTCAATACTCTCATCGTTAAGAATGATAATGTTGATCTGAGTATCGACTTCAGCCAAGCGCTCTTTCTTCTCTGCGATGATGATGTCGTTGTTGTTCTGCATCTCAAGCAGGTGCTGGCGAATGAGCTTGATCTTCTCAGTGACAACTTTCTTGTCAGTCGTGTTCTCAATAACAAGATCTCTATTCTCAGCAGTCTTTACCTTAAGCAGGTTATTCATCACGGTAAAGATCTGCAGGTCAAGGAGATCCTCGATAATGTCGCGTCGTTGACCAGTAGGCAGCTGCATGAACGGGACGAAAGATGCAGAGCCGAGAACTACAACTTGGCAGAAAGACTTATGGCTGATCTTGAGGATCTGCTTCTCAAGGATGTCCTGATAGTCCTTCATCTCCGCTGACTGGTTCAGCAGAGTGTCGTTCATATAGACCTCAAACACATTTGGTCTGATACCGCGAATGATCTTGTACTCATTGCGATTGATGCTGAACTCAACCTCAACTACAAGATCTCTCTTGGTAATCGTGTTGATGAGCTGAGGCTTGTTGACTTTACGAAACGGCTTGCTGAACAAGCCAAAGGAGAGAGCGTCGAGGATAGTTGACTTACCCGCGCCGTTCTCACCAATGATCAGTGTAGTGTTGTGCTTGTCGAACTCAACTTCGGTAAAGATATTACCTGTGGATAGAAAGTTCTTCCAGCGAATAGCTTTAAAGATTATCATTGAACTGTAAGTGCCTCATGATATAGATCTACGATGGTGTTCTCGAGCTTGCTCTTATTGATCGGTACGTCAATCTGGTCGATGTACTTCTTAAAGATGTCCACGGTAGACTCTGCCTCGTTGACGATGTCCTCGTCACCTTCTAGATTAAGGTTGAGGTGATCCTCAACTACCTGAAGGTTGATCACTCCCTGCTGCTCGATGCGCTCGATGATTTTATCAAAGCGATAGAGGTCGGTCTTGTTAGAAACAATCACCTTAACGAATTTATCTTTGAGATAGCTGAGGTCATAACCTTCTGGCTCTTTACCCTTGGTGACGTCATCATACCAGAACTTAGCAAACATCTCATAGGGATTGACTACGAACTCTAGCTCTTTTGTTTCTGTGTCGAGGATGTGGAACCCGCGATCATCGCCATAGTCACTCCATGTAAACTGGCTATGAGAACCCAGATAGTGAATATTGCCAGAAGAGGACTTATGATGATAATGCCCAGAGCAAACAAGATCAAAGCGACCAAAGAGATCAGGACTATCTCCGTGAGACTCCATAGATCCTCGATACATCTGGAAGCCCGCCAGCTCAAGGTGTCCCAGAACAATCTGGGATTTTGTATCGT